TCAGGATGCTGCGCCATTTCGCCCCTCCAGCCGATCGGCGATCCACACCTTAATCAGCGCTTGCCGGGTGATCCCCAAGCGCTGCGCCTCTTGGTCCAATTTCCCAACCACCCACGAAGGGAAATCGACATTGACGCGATGGGGCTCCAGATTGGGGCGCTGCGCCTTATCCCAATCAACCGCGTCGGTGATATCCTCGCCGGCATCAAAGCGCCGGTCAAATTCAGAGGCTTTCATAGTGCTCTATCTCCTGTTTCCGGGCGCGGCGCACCGAAATGATCCGAATGGCTGTGCCACGATAGGTGAAAACCGCTGTCCAGTGCTTGCCGCCGATCTGGCCTATTGCCAGAAAGCGGGGCTCATCTTCGGTTTTCGCAGGGACTTCCAACAGCCGTTCATCGAGCCAGAGGGCCTGCGCGGCATCAAAGTCGATGCCGTGCTTTTCAAGGTTCGTGGCGCTCTTGGGTGGGTCAAATTCGAAGTCCATGGCCGGACGTTAGGATAGAAAATATATTCGTTCAATGGGTATTTCGCAACCTACCGGCGGCCCAATCACTGCCGCTTGGTCGCCGCTGCGCGGTCGAAGAAATTCTCCTGACCTTCCTCGGGAAGTTCCGAAAACGCCACGTCCAGTGCGACGCGATCCCATACCGTGCGCCCGTCAAGGCGCTTCGGCTTCGGCATGCGTCGGTCGGCCACCAACTGATCGAACTTGCTTAGGCCGACGCCGATATAGCGGGCGGCCTCCTCACGGTTAAGACCGCGAGGCGGGTAAGAGATGGGGTCTGATTTGAGCGTCATAGCGGCAAGCTCGTTTGCAACTCCTCCTCACAGGCCCACCGCAAATAGTCGTCGGCGATGGCCTGCATAACTTCGATTTCACGCTCGGCGGATTGCTGCCGCATGCGGCCCTCGGCGACGAGCCGGGAATAGACCCACCGCCGCTGCTTGACTTCGCGGGCGGCGCAATTGGCTTTCTCGCGGGTGGTAATCATTGGCGCGTCATCTCCCTATCCGGGTGCCCTTCCGGGCCGAAAAGGATCATTTCATTGACGGGGATCAGGTCGCCGACATTTGCAATAAGGGCGTCGAGCATCTTCTTGCGGAGATTAGGCGACCAGCCGGCAATGAAGGTGGCGACCAGATCGGCAAGCACGACGCTTTGGACCTCGGCCGGGTGGCCGGCCAGAAGAGGCTTAATAGCCTCCACGATCAAATTGACCTGATCGCAAATTTTAGCGGCTTCTTCCTGCGTCACCATTGCCTTGCTCCTTTGGCTTGGCGGCCAGCGCATCGAGATAGCGGGTCGCCTCCGGGCCTTTGATATCGCCTCGGATAAGCTGTTCCGCCGTTCGGCAGCACGCCTCAACAAAGGCGATATCGTCGGGCAATTGTTGCACGCACGCCGCCTTGACGGTTGGGGCGAGGTTTTCGAGCTTCCACTGCGCCGAGGTTTCCTCATCGGTCGCGAATTGCAGAAACTTCGCGATGCATTCGTCACGATGCGGGGTGGCAGCGGCGGCGGGGTTGCCTTCAGGATTGGGGGATTCGCCACCGCCGCTGCCTGCGTCGGCCTCGCTGGAGGATGAGGCCGGCGGTTCATCGTCGCCGGGATCGGGCGACTCCTTGGAAAGCGTCTCGGGATCGATGCCAGTCACGCGCTGCAAATAGAGCATGGCGTCTTCGTAGAATTCCTCAAATTCGGGCTCTGTCAGATCATTCAGGCTGCGCGGGTACATGATCCGCACGTTGCCGGCCGTGCCGCCGTCGTCCATCAGCCCGAACGTCCGCTTTATCGCGTTCGCGGCGTCCTTGACGGTGCGCCAGGGCGTGTTGCAATTCCTAATGACGAGTCCGAGGATCGCCCAAAATTTGCGGCGCTTCTTGCTTTGCGGATCGGTGATCGGCTGGACGAACATCGTCGTGCCATGCCGGTACGACTCGAGCCTTTCGGCGGAAAAGGCATCGGCCGGCGTCAGCTTGCCGGGGCCGACTGTCAGTCGGAGCGGGGGGATATCGTTCTTCATTGCTCTATTCCCATCAATCGCCGTGAGAACCGCGAATAGGTCGCGCCCATCCTCTGGTAGATCAGGCGGTCGGCGTCGCGGTCGCTTTCCACCGCTTTTTCATAATTGAGGGCGGCGAGGCGCTGGTATTGCTCGGCGCGCCACAATTGCTCCTCGTCCTTCGTCATGCCGGCACCCGATCGGCCAGCAGGGCGTCAAAGCGTTTCCGCATGCGCTTGAGTTCCGACATCGCCCCGCGCCCGTCGCGCTTGGCGACCTCCTCTAGATGGGGAATGCCCGAGGCGATGGACGCCTCGATTTCGGCGCGGGTCGCGGCGCGTCCGCGTGCGTAGAATTCCAGCCCTTCCGGCTCGCCGACGAAGAACAGGACGCCGTTTGAAACCTGCATCAGGCTATAGAAGCGCGTCACCCAAATCGCGGTCACGCCGGGATTGCGCTCAATCATGATCCCGGCGACCTCGCGGGCCTCGGGCAGATCGCGCTCGCGGCGCCGGGCGTCGGGATTGGAAAGAAAGGGGCATGCCTTGGCGGCAAAGACCGCGCATTCGTAATGCGACGGCGGCTCGGCCGATACCCGGTTTATGCAGCACATCGGGCCGAGGGCAAACGCCTTGCGGGTGCCCATCACATCGCCGCAAAGCCAGCAAAGGTTCTTCGCGGCAGCTGACGTAATCATAATATTGCTCCGGGTCCTGCGCGGCGATCCAATCAATCAGGGCGCCATTGTCGAACGTCGGCCTCATTTCCCATCCTCCTTTTCCAGATCGCGCAGCCGGCGCGCTTTGATCTTCTGGCAAATCTCTTGATCAAGGTCGGAGCCTTCGAACCGCGCCATCGGGTCAAGCTCTGTCCAGATTTCCTCCACGCTGGCGGCGTCTTTCGCCTCGGCCAGCCGGTCGCGCAGTTCGTCAAAGAATTCCGCGTCCGGGGTGGAGTCGGCATCGACGCCGCCTATTTCCTCGCGATCGGGGTCGGGCTCGTCATCAAGGGGGGAGGCCGAGTCTACCGGCGGCTGCCCGGTCCCGGACTCGACCTCCGTCGCATCGCCCTGCGCCGTCTGGATTTTTTCACCAGCAAGGCTCTGCTGACCTATGCGCGGCGCGCGCGGCGCTGGCGGCAATAGGGCAATGTTCTGATCTTCGGCGATCCGCCGGCCCTCGTCCTCGTCGTAGATGCCGGCAAAGCCGAAGGCATAGCGGGCGCATTGCATCAGCGCCTTGTGGCGCAACATGCGGTGCTTCATCTTCCACGGTTCGGTGTCGCGCCAGCACTCGGCGAGGTATTCGGTGACGGCGGTCGGGTGGCTTCGGTCCTTGCGATGCATGATGCATGTGCAAGAAATCGGATCGCCGTTGGCATCGCGCTCCCACGTGAATTCAAAGCCGTCGCAAGCCGGGTGCGAATTGACGAGGTTGATCCACCCGTCAATCGAGACGATCGGCACGACGCCGCCGCCGCGCTTCGGATAGGCGAAAATCTCGCGGGTTAGCGGATTGAGATCGTATTTCTTGGCGACCAGCAGGAAGGCGGCAAACTCCTCGCGGGTCAGCGGACGGAATTGCTCGCCCTTCTTTGGGGTCGGCGAGCATTGCGCCCGCACCGTCATTTCGAAGGCATCGGCCTCCATGCCGAAGTGCGCGGCCATATCGACAAGCACAGACCGGCGCGGCGCTTTTGCAAGCTGGTTCATACCACTGTCCTTTCCTCGACAATCTCCATTCCAGGCACCGCGACATTGGCTTTCGCCAAGCGCGCGCAGGCCTTATCGGCGGCGTCCTTGATTTCTTGGCTGTCCTTGATCGAGGCGAGGAAGGTTTCGAGATCGATGATCCGGCCGACGCGGCGGGTGCGCAGCGATGTCTTGGCGCCAGTCCGCCCGGCTTGCGGGCGCCTGTATTCCGCCTCGCGCTCTGCCTCTTTCGCGGCGGCCAGCTTTTCGCCGGCCTCGCGTTCGGCCTCGGGCGTCTTCGCTTTGCTCAAGGTTTCCTCGGCCTCGCGGCGCAAGCGCTCCGCTTCGGCTGCGGCGGCCCGCACGCGCTCCTTTTCAATCCGGTCTTGCTCTTGGAGCCACGCCAGCTGATGCCGTTTCAGGAGCTTTTGCAGGCCCTCGGGCTCCTCACGCAATTCGCGCCATTTGGAGTCGATCTTCCGGGCCTTGACGAGAACCGGCGCTTTTTCATCGGCGTGCAGCTTGTCGGCCCGGTTGGCGATGTCCTTGAGCCGCCGCGCCGATATGGCCGCCTTGTCGGCTTCCTCCTTGCTGGCAATCGGCTTTTTCAGGAAGGCGAGGGCCTGTTCCCTTTCGCCGAGCCATTCGATCCGCAGGGCCTCATATTCATCAGCCTCGGCGCCGCTGTTATGGCCGATGCCGGCGGCTGGCCGCTCGGGCTCGTCGGCCCATCCGTTGCCGGCCTTGGCCCGGTCAAACGCCTCCTCGCTGATGGGCTGCTTGACCGCCCACAGGAACAAATCATCGATCTGGTCGCGATCGACGGGGCGGCCGGATCGCGTCGCGTACCAATCGCCGTCAGCGCCCCGCCAAAACTGCACCGGCTCCCAATCGCCGCCCTTGCGGCGGACGCGGAAATAGCCGGTCCACGGCTCGCCCGGATGAATGGTGAGTTTTCCGGTGCCAATCTTGCTCGGATCGGCGAGCGCGGCCTGCCATTTATCCCAATCGTTTTGCATGAAGTCCTCCTATAGTGGAGATCCTCATGAAAACAATAATTTCACACATCCACAAGATCGGTGAAAAGCTTATTTGCAGAATCGGAGTAGCGTCGCTGGCTAACGTGGGTCAGTCCGATGGGGGGACTCGCCCCCGAAGCGCGTTTGCGGCCTCGGGCGGCGTCAAGATATCCGTAAGTGTGGTTAGCGATCGGCGCGCGCGATGGATCGGGCGGCCTGCTGCTTGGCGCGCATAATGTCGATATCCGCGCCGGTCAGCGTCATCGAGATCGGTGCACGCCTGGGGAAGTGAAGATGATAGTTGAACTCGTCGGTAGCCGGGTTAAACAGGACATGGCTCTTTTGCACATCCGCGCGTGCGGCGCGCCGGATCACCTCGGCGAATTGCCGGGCCGGGTAAGGGGCGTTTCGAACGCTGGAAATCATCGCTGCGAGGGCTTGGCTCGCCTCATGCTGGAGCCAAGCGGCGTCATCAAACGATCGGATCAACACGGCCATTCGCCGGCCGTCATCCGTTTGCATTTGGGCGATGAAATGATCGCCCACAGCAACGACGTGAAAATCTGTCAGAGCCGGTGGAAGCCCTTCCTCTGAATCCATTGCTGACGATACCAAGAGTCTACCCATAACCGCATGAATCCTCTCATTTATTTGGTTCCCGCCGCTTTGAATAATCCCCCGCTTGAACATCGGGAGGCCCCGAGTCCTCGTCGTCGTTTTGCTCCTTTCGCCCCAATGCGCGCAGCCGGTTATCAATCATGGTCTGAAAGTGCTCATAGAGCGTTTCGTATTCTTCCGGCGGCAACAATTCCAACTTTGAATCGATGCTCGGCTTTGCGATCGGGGTGCCTTTCCCCTCGGCCAGCCATGCATGCGAAATATTAAATTCCTTGGCGATCGTTATCAGGTGATCGCGTTTCATCCCGACGCCGATTTCCCAATTTCCTACGGCGCCTCGGGTCACCCCAAGGCGTTCGGCGAAATCGGATTGTCGGTGATAACCGAGGATTTCCTTCCTGAGGTATCTGATGCGTTTGCCAAGCTCCACAAGCTCTGCATGCTTTTCAGCCTCCCTTTTTTTACCCGCCGCCAATTCGGCTCGGCTCACCAATCGCCTTTTCCCGCTCGTCACAGGTGCATTTCCCCCACCAGGTTCAACCATGCCACACGCCAGCTTAACTTGTCACCGTGAAATTCTCAAAATCTCTTGATCCCGCGTGAAAATATTGCTTACATTTATAAATGAACGCGAGCAAACAAAACTTATCGACTGATCCTCGGGCCATTGCATGCGAGGCCGCCAAGACTCGCGCAGGCGGGGCAAAGTTCCTCGCCCAAAGGCTGGGCGTTTCCCGCCAGCTGGTCCACGCCTGGAAGATCATCCCGGCAAAGCACGTGCTGCGCGTCGAAAGGGAAACCGGCATTTCCTGTCACATTCTGCGCCCCGACGTATTCGGCCCGGCGCCAGTAAATAAGGAGGCGGCGGAATAGCCGCCTGATGTTCCGCCGACCATGCCCCGGCCGGCGGGAAAGGCCACCGCGCCCCCACTCTCCGCCGTGGGGCTTTCCTTCCCTCCACGGCGCCCTCGCGACGCGGTGGCCGCCCCTAACCCAAGAGGAGGCCCCCAATGCCCGCCACCATCGGCGATAATTCCAAGGACCTTACACCAGCCGAGCAACGTGCTCTTTACATGCACCACTTTAACCAAATCTTGGTCCAGACCGAGAAGTGCAAGGCCGAAAACGCCGTCCGGCTGAAACTTCGCAAAGAGGCCAAGGCGAACGGCATCGTCCTCGCCGACATCGATTTCGGCCTCCGCTGCGCGCAGATCGAGGACCCTTCCATCATCGTCAATGAGCAGAAGCGGCGCGCCGAGATCGGCCGCTATTTCGCGCTTCCGATCGGCGCTCAATCAGAATTCGACTTCGACCGCGAGCCGGCCGTCGATCGCGCACGGCGCGAGGGCGAAAGGGCTGGATATGAAGCCGTCAACGCCGACACCAACCCATATGACGAGAACTCGGCGCAGGGCCGGGCATGGGCGAAGGGCTGGAAAGAAGCGCAGGCGGAAATGGCCGCTAACCTACAGTCCGCCATGGAAAAGAAGCAGGCCAATCGCGCGCAGAAGGCCGCCGATCTGGCCGCCGCTGATGATGGCGAGAACGATCCCGAGGACGACGACGAGGCCGATCTGGCCGAGGCCGCCGAATAGGGGGCCGCCGCCATGCAACCCGAGAAAGTAATCTGGAAAGAGGCCGACCGGGACAAGGTGGCCGAGATGCTCAAAAAGGGCTGGTCGGCCGCAAAGATCGGCCAAGAGATGGGCATTTCCCGAGGCGCGGCCATCGGCCGGATTTTCCGCAATGCCCGGTTAAGGGCGCTGATGAAGCGCCCGCCCAAAGCCGCAAGCCCGAGGAGGTGGCCGGTGAAGAAAGTCGCGCGCTCGACCATTAAAGCCAACCCGGCGCCGGTCCTCCAGTTGCCTCCTCCGCCCATGCGATTTGTGCCGCTGGCCGAATTGAAGCGCGGCGATTGCCATTGGCCGGTGAGTCCGCACGGCGCCGCCCCGGATCAGCACCTATTTTGCGGCGCCGGCACCCGCAAGGGCGAGAAATGGTGTCCTTATCACCAACTGATCGGCTATCAGCCTCGGGTGCCCCGCCATGGGTAAGCGATCCGACTTCCCCCGGCGCAAGGCGGACGATTACGCCACGCCCTTGAAGGGGGTCACGCCAGTGCTCCCGCATCTTCGCGCCGAGGGGATCGTGACCTTTGTCGAACCGTGCGCGGGCGCTGGAAATCTGGTCGCGCATCTATGCAGCTTTGGCTTCCTTTGCGCCTTTGCCCGCGATCTGCGCGACGGCTTCGACGCCCTGACCTGCGATCCAAACATATTTCAGGGCGCCGACGCGATCGTGACGAACCCGCCGTGGACGCGGGCTGTGCTCCATCCGATGATCGAGCGCTTTTCCGATATCCTGCCGACATGGCTCCTGTTTGATGCCGATTGGGCGCACACCAAGCAAGCGGCGCCTTATCTCGATTATTGCTCCCACATCGTCGCTGTCGGCCGGCTCAAGTGGATACCGGGCACGAAGCATCAAGCCAAGGATTCCTGCGCGTGGCATCGCTTCGACCGCCGGCATTCTGGCGGCCCGCACTTCATCGGCCGGCCCTCAAATCAAATCGCAAATAGTTACGTGGAGGCGGCGCAATGACTGCGGAACTCGCCCGATACGATGCCATGTGCCGGGCCATCGATGAGGCCTACCAAATCGATGAGGTCAAAGATATTCGGGACAAGGCGCTGGCGCTTGAGGTTTATGCCCGGCAAGCGAAAAACATCGAAGCGGAACGCCGCGCGTGTGAAATCCGGCTCCGGGCCGAGCGCAAGGCCGGCGAGCTGCGGCGCCAAGAGGAAAAAAGCAGGGGCGGGCGACCTGCAAAAAACCCTCCCGACCAAGCCGGGAAGGTTTCGACCAATGCGGAGCGCCGCGCCGAACTCGGGATTTCAAAAGATCAGGACGAGCGCTGGCAAAAGCTCGCTGCGGTTCCCAAAGAGGAATTCGAGGCGGCACTCGCCGAGCCGGGCGTGCCGACCGCGAACAGCATCATCGCGAAGATTGCTGAAAAGCGATCGAAGCCCATGGACAGCGCCGCCCTATGGCTTTGGGGCCGCATGAAGGACTTCGAACGGAACGGAATTCTGGCCGACGATCCCGACCGCGTTTGGGCGGAAATGGCGGATCACATGCGGGCAGATATGCGCCGGCTGGTACCGCGCGTCTGTGAATGGCTCAACCAATTGGAGGCGTCAAATGCCGAACAAGGGAACATCGGAGGCCGCGAGGCTGCGCGAAATTCTGTCCGCCGTGTATGAGCGGCGGAAAGATGAAGCCCGCGTGAGCCCGTCGTGGCTGGCGACCGAGGCAATGACCGAGCTTGACCCGGATCGGGAGGCGCCGCCTCTGGTCTATCTCGGTTGCCACTTGGAGCTACGCCAGATCGCGCGGGAATTCTGCCGAAAGCGCTTCGAGCCGGAAGATGATGGGGAGGCGCATGATCTTTTCCCCGATCTACAGGCCCGCTATCCAACGGCGCGCTCATCCAAGGATGACCCCGAATATGTGAAACTCGAATGTCTGAATCGCGACGACATTGCCTTTAACGTCAACCGGCTTCGGTCTGAGGCCGCGCGCAAGCTGGCACACGCCGACGCTTTGGAAGAATACGGCGAGTTGCGGGCGGCCTGATAATGCTGATCCTCGGCCTCGACCAGTCCATAACACGCACCGGGTTCGCGCTCTACGAATACCCCGGTGACGAGCGAGACATGCGCTGCGGCTCGTTTTCGTGCAAGGACGCGGGCGATCCCGAGGAAAAATGCGAACTGTTCGCGCGCCAGTTCAAGCGGTTGGTCGGGCCGAAAGATCGCCGCCCCGATTTCATCGTGTGGGAGCGCGCCCGGCGGCGCATCTCGGCCTATCCCAAGAAGCCTAACCCCGATCTGCTCGGGCTCGGCGGCGACGATCCCGCCATCTGGACGGTCAATGCCGATCAGCTGCTCTTGCCGGAAATCCAAGGCATCATCCGGGGCGAGGCAATCAGCTACCGCATTCCGCATGAGTCGGTCCCGCCGGCCACATGGCGCGCCGCGATCTATGGCAAGGGCGGCGGCAAGCTGTCGCGCGCCGACGCCAAGGCGCAAGCGAGGGCCTATTGCAAGGCGCTTCGGATCGCGGCCGGCAACGAGGACGAGGCCGAGGCCGCATGCATCGCCAGATGGGCCGCGACCTGCTCGCAAAAACTCCGCCTCCTATTTGCCGAGGCGGCAGCATGACGGCGGAACGGTGGATGCGCTTCTATCCGTCCGACTGGCTCGGAGACCCCGCCTTGCGCACATGCAGCTATGCCGCGCGCGGCCTCTGGGTGGACATGCTTTGCCTCATGGATGCCGCTAAGCCTCGCGGTCATCTCAAGCTAGGTCGCCAGAAGGTCGATGCACAGACGCTCGCCACGCTGACAAACGGCACGCCGAGGCGGGTCGAAAAGCTGCTGGCCGAACTGCAAAAAGCGGGCGTTTTTAGCGTCAATTCGAGGGGCACGATCTACTCCCGGAAAATGGTACGTGAAGAAAAGTGGAGCAAAAAGGGAAAAAAGATGTCGGCGGCTCGGTGGTCGAAAGGTGCTGAAAATAAAGCGGAATTCGGCACAAGCAATGCTCGCAGCATGACTCCAGAATCCAGAGTCCATAATAAGCAAGAATCTTGTAGCTCTAGACTCGGAGTCGCGCGCGCGAAGCGCCACCATCAGCCCGACCACGATCCCCCCGATTTCAGCGACGATCCAGTGAACCCAAGCGAGGCGCTTTTGCGCACTCGCATCGTCAAGCATTGA